AAAAAGAGCAAGTGACAAATCGTATTCGTCTGGAGCGAATCCCTCTTTGATGATGATATGTCCGCCTCGTGCCGATCCACCGCCTCTATCCATATGCAGCTCTAAAATGTTTGAATCTTCCGAGAAGTTGTAAGTACTTATCAGCTTATCTCTGTACCAGTTTTTACTCGTATCCCCAAGAATGACCGCTTCTCCGCCAAGTTCTTTAATTTTGGCGGCCAACGCTCTGACTCGTTCTGCTTCGGTGTATCCTCCGCCTACTGCGCCAGAATCTCCCTCTCCGTGTCCAGCAATTAAGAATAATTTCATATTACTCTCCTTTCATGTCTTCTATGCATCTCTTGCACCGGTACAATTCTACTTTTTCTTATATGCGTTTCTGTTCCACATCTCTGCCACTCTCTCCCAGCCACCAGTACTGACCAGGTAAACTATAAAAGCGGCAATGAATGATGCGAAAATGTAATACCACTCAATCACTATCTGATAATAGGTGCACAAGACGATCACTGCTGCCGGTGTCAGGATCAGTGATGTGATCAGTGCCACAACATTCGTCTGTATTTTCTTCAATGCTGGCATCTCCTTGATTGCCTGCACGATCACGCTGACCAAGAAGGCCAGCACTCCGATTCCTGCCAAAATGTAACTCATATACTGCATTAATGTTTCAATGTTCATGTTCGATTCCCTCCAAATCACTAATTCTATGGTTTGCAACTCTAATCTGTTCCTCTTGAACAGAAAGCCTCTGTTCAATACTATATGTTCGCTCAACTACATTATTGTGCTTATCTACTCTTTTGGTTAGCTCATCCAGCTTGTATTCCATAAGAGCTCTTGTCTTTTCCTGCTGTCCGTGATTGTTCAGTAGACAAATCACTAGTGTTACGCCTGCTGAGATGCAGGCTGAAATAATTGTTTCCATAGCCATACTTCTTTCTTTAAAATTTATATCTGGGTCTCTCTTCTTCCCACAATAACCATCTGATCCAATCATCCAGGTAAACTGCCACTGCTGAAAGAAAAAAACCATAATACTGTAAACTGCGGACAGATCTGTCCCCATAAATTACCTGGCAGATTACTATAATCCCATACATTCCATCCCAATATGATATTTTCAATAGTTCCGACAATCAACTCCAATAACGTTATAATGATAGCTCCTGCTGCCATAGCAATACCTCCATGAGCCGCATAAACTCTGGGGTTTTCGGTGTTTTTGTGTACCACCTGTATATCACGGTTGTCAGTTAATTCAAACGAGTTTCTTCTTATTTAAATAGCTCAGGGTAATTTGATGATACAATATTCAGTCCCTCTGAAAATCATTTTTATGTTTCTTTCGGTTTCGCTGTGCCCGTGCAGGATACCGGGAAATCATAAGGATAGTCATACGGATAATCTGCTGTCTCCTGAATCTGCACAGATATGGTAAACTTTTCCCCTGTCCCGACAGGATTTTTGCTCAATTTGATTTCCGTGATTGTCAGCATCATACCACCTCTACTTCTATCCTTACTTTCCTCGTTGAATCAGCAACCACATAAGTAACTTCCAGTATATAAGACTTCGCCTTTTGCACTGGTGCAATTTTAATATCCAGATAATGACCATTGATCTCACATTCTCCATGAGATTCAACTTCTCCAAACCGTGACAGACTGTAAGATGCTGCCAGAATGGTAAATGGTTCATTATTCGGACTTCTTACCAGCAGTTTGACATGTTTGTCCTCACCCTGGATAAATCTTACTCTATTCACAACAGCACCTCCCATGACACGGATGAACCACATCCACACAAAATTCTTCCTGAACTACTTCCACGGTATACTCATATGGTATGAGATGGATGCATAGAGTAGCTGGATCCACGATTAACAGTAACTTCGTGCAAAATGCTATATTACCCGCCTCGTCTTCTGCAGTCACTTCTACCACATACATCCCATCAAGATCATAGGGGATCGTGACTTTCCACAGATCCCCTTCTGCCCGTTCAAAGATAACCTCTTTCCCGTCTACCTTGCCGGTTGCCTTCACAACCATAACAGAACCTCCTAGTCCGTAATCTCTACAGCAATCACAAAGGTCTTACCACAATCAACCGGATTCGGAGTCAGGGTGATAGACTTGATCACCGGAGCGGCTGTATCAAGCGTTACATTTCTCGTGATCGTTGTAGTCTTATCTGCTTTGTCCTTGGCAATGATCGTAATCTTGTTTGCACCATTGGTCAGCGTTACATCCTTGCTAAAGAATCCATCTGTCCCAACTGTAGCCGCTGCACCATTTACAGTAACTGTAACCGGCTTAGATGTTGCATCGTCTGTCTTACCTGTAACAGTAATAGTTGTCTTATTTGTCACAAGACCTTCTGCCGGTGCTGTAATCGTCAGAGTCGGCGGTACTGTATCCACTGTAAAGGTTGCTGTCTTCGCTGAAGCTGCATTTCCATCATTATCTGATGCTGTCACAGAAATTGTGTGACTTCCATCTTTCAGTGCGGTAGTCGGTTTATAGCTGCATTCATATCCACCTGTGATTGCTGTCTTTGTAACTGTAACGGCTGTACCATCCAGCTTCATTGCGATTGTACCGGAATTTACACCAGAATCTGCATCTGTTACCGTAAACTTGATGGTCGGTGTTGCGTTTGTAATATAAGAATCGGCTGTCGGTGCAGTGATACTGATTACCGGAGCTACCTTCTCTTTGACTCTGATCTTCAGAGAGGAACCAAGTGTTGCATGGCTCTGATCAACGGTCGTTGTATTTCCTGCCACGTCTGTAGCCTTTACCGTACCGCCCAGAACGTGGTCCGTCTGGCTATAACTGGATTTACTTGGTGCAGTTACCGTTGCTTCCCATTTTCCTGATGTTGAATTGTATGTCAGATTAATCGTCTGACCATTAAATATATACTGTGCTGTTTTTACTGCCATCTGTTTTCACCTCTACTCCTGTGTCTCATCTGTAACAAGTTCGCCCATTCCGGAATCTTCCAGGATCTCTTTTACCTTATCTTTCAAACGTTTTCTTCCCCAACATAATCTGCTGTGCCCATAACATTGCCATCATTTCTTTACCTCCGTTGTTTTGTAGCATTATGAATAAATTGGTTAATAGAGTTACCATTACTGATATACCAGCTCAGACATTTCCAGAAGACAGCCCTCTAACTGGTCAATCTTCTCCTTCATGTCTGCCTTTTCTTTCTCAAGTGCCTTGATTCGGTCTTCCGGTGCCTGCTCTTCCTGGTACATGACAATTCCAAGAATGCCCGCTGTATACTTCACAACAGCATCAAACTTCGTATAATTTTCATAGCATGCAAGCTCTGATCCACGCTCCTGGACTGTCATCTTCTTTGTTGTCATGGTGTCTGAAAAAATCGCTTTGATCTCATCCCCTGTTGCTGAGATTGTTTTGACCAGAAGACCACCATCAGCCTGGATAGATGCATCCTGCACTGTCAGCTCCTGACCATCGTTGAATATAATTTTCATAGCTTTTCCTTTCTCTTAATCATGTTTCTATGTTGCATATATAAAAGCGCATAACAAAAAAAGGTACTATCTTGCAATATGGTTCAACCTCCAGATCAACAGATCTTAATTATGATGTGAAGGGAACTTGGAAATAATTACTTCTTGGTATACCTCAGAGTAATACCTCCGGAATATGTAGACCAGTTTGTTCCGGTCGATACAATAACCGTTGCGCCGTTATTTGTAATCCTTACACCTATGGAATTGGCCACAGTTTTAGGATCCACATACGGAATTGGATAGCTTGCACCGTGATTGAATGCAAAACTATTTTCCATATCAACCCAGATATAATCAGCACCAGTAATACCTGTACTTATAGATTTCGTTGTATTATTCGGTAATACTCCAACAGATATCATTTTCTGATAGATAGGCTTTGAATTAAGGTATTGTCCTGTGAATGTTTCAGAAATTTCAAATCCTAAAGTAGTGGCATCCACCTTCTTCTCTAATTTGCCATTTAATTCAGCAAGTGATCCCGCTACACTCAACAGGCTCTTCACCTCCGTAACATTGATTCCATTGTAGTGAATTTCAAATACCGGACACTCATCTACAAGATCTCCCTCCTGAAGATTGCCCTTCGTATATGTCGGAACTGCTGGGCTGCTCGCCTTTGCTGTCCCGGTGATCACCTTCCATTCGCATTTTTCAACCTCTGTCTCCGTATTCCTGGTATACCGGTTTACCACGAGGTCAATTCTCTGCATTCCATGTGATCCATTCGTCAGAGTGACCTCATCATAAGTTCCGATTTCCACACAGGAAATACATCCATGATGGCACATCATCCCACTCCGGATCTTGAGTAGATTGTTAGAACTCAATTCCGGTTTCAGATTTTCTCCGCTCGTGAGAATATAACTGTCCTGTCCCAGTATTCCTTCCAGCATCTGCCGGAACTGCTGCGAAGTCACATGGGGTGATCCGGTTCTTCCAGATACAATTTTCATTCTTCATCTTCTCCTTCCAATTTATAAGTAATTGATTCTACATCATTTGTGATTTCATAGATGATGTTCTTTACAGGCTTTGACATATACATCCCGGTCAGGTAATCTCTGCCTCCTACGATATCTCCAATACCGACCTGAAGTCCAAGACTTGCAACATCCATTTTGAATGTCTTCTTATTCATTCGGTCCTGAAGTCGTTCAATTGCATTTTTCTCAAGTTCATCTGTCTCCGTTGATGTATTTTCGTACACCTCCGTGATTTCATCCAGCCCAGTATAATATTTTTCTTTTCCAATACTACCGTTTTTCTGTACATACAGATGGAATACATTTCTTTCCTGAAGTTCTCCCTTTCCTGCTACGATCAGATGATTCACTCCATTCCGCTTATCATCCATTGTATAATTCAGCTGCATGTCTTTCGACAGTTCCAGTTTTTTTGAATAATCTACAACAGGAACTGCTTCTATCAGCAGATATCCCGGTTCTCCCTGCTCCCGAAGGAACCGGATGTTCAACCTATACTCTTTGCTTTTCAGCATCTTGCTAATCCCTGCAAGCAAGGTACAGTAGCGGTCAAACAGATAATTACTGACCGTGATTTCTGTATTCTTGGAAGACACTACATACAAGCCACTAAACTCCGGTTCAATCAATGCTTTCATAACCTGATGTATTTCCCCTGTTACTTTCTTGTAATCAGATCCTGCCGGCGGCTCAATCACTTTGTACTGCAAAAATCCACGCCAGGTGATCCCTTTCACTTCCACATAATCAAGTGTGGTATCCGTCAGGATCTCACCGATAATTCCACCATATTCTGTACCAACAATGTATATATAACTGGAAAAGTTCAATTCCGGATACCAGTTTGATCTTGCGATCTGAACTGAAAACTCGTACTCTCCATTCACATCTGCAGTAAAATTAGCATCTTTCACATATCCAATCTCATGTAGATTCTTATCTGCCAGTGTTACCACGGCGGCTCCCTCCTGTTCAAAAATAAGGTCAAATCAAAACCAAAGTCTCCCGACCAGTTGATATTTAAAAGCCCGGAAGGAATTTTCTCAAATATGCTATGTTCCAGCGCTCTCTCATTAAATGCATTCTGCACAGTTC